CCTGGATCCAGATCACCGCCGTTTCCGAGGACCAGACCGCGAACGTGTGGCGGGCCCTGATCCCCATGATCGAGCTCGGCGCCATCGCCGGTGACATCCCCGACACCGGGGAGACGCGGATCAACCTCCCCTCGAGGGGCCGAATCGAGCCGGTGACGTCGGCCGCCCGGTCCCGTCTCGGCCAGCGGATCACCTTCGCCGTCGAGGACGAGACCCACTCGTGGACCGCCCATAATGGCGGCCGCAAGTTGGCGGACACCCAGCGAAGGAACTTGGCCGGGATGGGCGGTCGGTGGCTCGAGACGTCGAATGCCTGGGACCCCGTCGAGGAGTCCGTGGCCCAGCAGACGGCTGAATCCCAGGAGCCGGGGGTGTACTACGACGACGTCGACCCCGGCGTCGGCTCCATCCGCAACAAGGCGGAGCGTCGGCGGATGATGAAGCGGGTCTACGGCGACTCGTGGTGGGTGGATCCGGTTCGCATCGAGCGGGAGATCGAAGCCCTGCTGATGCGGGATCCCGCCCAGGCGGAGCGGTTCTTCCTGAACCGTAAGATGGCGGCCGAGGGCGCCGCGTTCGACTACGCCCGGTGGGAAGCCCTCGTCGACGCCACCCACGTCGTCCCGGACCGTTCGCGGGTCGTGATAGGCATCGACGGGGCTCGATTCGACGACGCGCTGGCCATCGTGGCGACCGAGGTTCCGACCGGCTACCAGTTCGTGGTCGGGATCTGGGAGCGTCCCGAGCTCGCCGACGACGATTACGAGCACCCGGCCGACGAGGTCGACGGGGCCGTCTCGGAGGCGTTCGAGCGGTTCGACGTGTGGCGGACCTATGCCGACCCGCAGTACATCGAGCACCTCGTGACGAAGTGGCAGGGCCGGTGGGGGGAGAAGCGGGTTATCGGGTGGTTCACGAACCGTCCGAAGCAGACCGCCTACGCCCTTCGGGCCTACCGTTCGGCGATGCAGGCCGGGGACCTCTCCCACGACGGGAGCGCCCTCATGGCCCGTCATATCGCGAACGCCCGCCGACGCAACCTGCCGGGTGTGTACGACGAGGACCGTCGCCCAATGTGGACGGTGTCCAAGGACGCCCCCGGATCCCCCCGCAAGATCGACGCCGCGATGGCCGGGGCGCTCTCCTGGGAGGCCCGTTCCGATGCGATCGCGGCCGGTGCCGGTGAGCGGCGAGTCAGCGTCTACGAAACCCGGGGGCTGACGACCCTGTGAGTCAGGAGGTCGGAGTGGCGGTAGCCGAGAAGACGAGGCGCCGCTGGTTCCGACGCCCCAAGGTCGAGGCCGCGAAGCAGATCAGCATGTCCTCCGGCTTCTCCGAGGCGCTGTCCTCGGTCTGGCCCGTGCAGCTTGAGCCGACCTACGGCGCCCAGGTCGCGGAGGCCCACGTCGGGGACTACGGGATCCTGTACCGCCGCCAGCCGGCCGTCCGGACGATCGTCGACTTCCTGGCGAAGAACGTGGCCCCGCTCAATATCAGGGCCTACCGGAAGACATCGGGGACGCCGCAGGACCTCCCGAACCACGACGCGGCCGCGCTGCTGCAGAACCCGAACCCCGACATGACCCGGTACGAGTTGCTCCACGCCACCATGTCGGCGCGGATGACCTACGAGAACGCCTTCTGGTGGCTGTGGGAGAGCGGGCAGGCGCGGCAGATCCGCTTCCTTCCGCCGGAGATCGTCCACGTTCAGGGCAACCCGTGGATCGGCCCGACCGGCTACCGGATCATGCCGAACCGGATGTGGGGCTTCGACCAGGAGTTCTACCTCTCGCCGGATCAGGTCGTTCACTTCAAGTCGTGGAACCCCCAGGACATGCGGGTCGGGATCTCCAAGTTGGAGGGCCTCCGCTCGGTCCTCGCCGATGACGCCCTTGCGGCTCAGGCCCGGGCGGCGACGTGGCGCAACGCGGCGTGGGTGCAGAACGTGGTGGAGCGCCCCCTGGACGCCCCCGAGTTGACCGGGGACGCCCTCAAGCGGCACCGGGAGGACTGGCAGAACCAGTTCGGCGGGTCGCGGAACGCCGGGAAGACGGTCTTCGCCGAGGAGGGCGAGACCATGAACTGGGGGCCGGAGCACCGGCCGTGGGACACCGAATACGTCGCCGGGCGGAAGTTCACGCTCGAGGAGGTGGCCCGGTCGTTCCACGTCCCGCTGTCGATGGTCGGGCTGATGTCAAACGCCAACTACAAGGCCACCTCCGAGGAGCGGCGGACCCTGTACGCCGACGTCCTCGACTCCGAGCTGACGATGATCGAGCAGGAGCTCCGGGGGACGTACCTCCGGTGGTTCGACGACATCGAGGGCGTCTACTTCAAGTTCAACATCAAGGAGAAACTCCGCGGGTCGTTCGAGGAGGAGGCCGCGATCCTCACCCAGTCCGCCGGACGGGCCTGGATCACCGCGAACGAGGCCCGTGCCCTGCAGGACCTCGCTCCGCTGCCCGAAGGGGAAGGGCTCGTCGTCCCGCTCAACGTGTCCATCGGCGGCCAGCCGAACCCGGCGACTCCCACCGAGACGCCGGCCGGGCCGCTGTACGGGGCGACCCAGAAGGCCCTCCCGAAGCCGAACATGGTCCGGAGAGCCTCCGTTCGGGAGCACCGGGCCATGCTCGAGGCGTTCTTCCGGCGGCAGGAGAAGGTCGTAATGAGTCGGGTGGGGGCCAAGGCCGCCGCGTTCGACCCGGAGCGATGGGACCGCGAGCTCGCCCTGGACCTGCTCCCGCTGGCCCTCAAGACGACGAAGGCCGCGGGGAAGGCCACGGCCCTCCGCCATCGGGGCACCTACGACGAGGGGCGGACGCTCCACTATCTCGAGGAGAACGCCCGGATCGCCGCCGGCGGGATCAACGTAGTCACGGCGCAGCAGATCGACGAGGCCGGGGACGCCGACGCCCTCCGGAATGTGTTCGAGGTCCTGCTCCCGGCGCGGGCCGTCGAGATCGCTGAGTCCCGGGCCACGTCGTTGACGTCGTTCGCCACCCATGAAGCGGCGGTACAGAACGACCTCAACACGAAGACCTGGGTCGTGACGTCGTCCAAGTCCCGCCATCCGGAACTCGGCGGGGAGACGGTCGGGGTCTATGAGCCGTTCTCCAACGGCGCCCAGTATCCCGGGGATCCGTCGCTGGGGGTCGACCAAACGGCCCTTTGTCAGTGCTACCTGGAGGTCGGATGACGAAGTCGGAGAGGCAGGCGCGGAAGTTGCTCCGGGACGGGGCGCCGCTGGATGCCGTCCTCCCCGCGATGGAAGAAGCCGACCGCGAGAACGGCCTGACCGGTGTATGGAAGCGAGCTTTGGGCGCCCTTCGGGGCGGTCGTGAGGTCCGCTCGAAGGAACGCGAACCCAAGGAGGGTCCGTCATGACGACCGAGACACTCGAGCGCCGCGTCATCAAGGCACAGGTGGTGAGCACTCCCACCGACGGCCGCGGCACCTTCGACTTCGAGGTCCACCCGTTCGAGGTCGACCTCGACAACGAGCGGATCAAGAACTTCACCAACGTCGGCGAGGGCAAGCGAGCCTCCGTCCCGCTCGACTACCAGCACACGACCGACGAGATCGACCCGGGCGGGACGATCGGGACGGCCAACGTGGCGCAGAAGGACAACGCGCTCAGGGGCACGTCCCGGCTCGACCTCGAGGGCAACCCGATGGCGATGGCCGTCTACGAGCGCCTGCTGCTCCCGGAGGATGACCCGCTCCGTCTCTCGGAGGTCTCGATCTTCTACGCCTTCGAGCCGTCCAAGGCGTTCAAGGGAGACAAGGGCGAACTCGTCCAGGTGGACTGCGAACTCCTCGGGCTGGCGGTCGTCCACCGCGGCGCCCAGCGGACGGCCATTACTAACGTCAAGGAAGCCAAGGCCGTCGACTGGGCGAACGAGGCTGAGGTCCGAGCCCACTATGAGAGGTTGCGTGCGGTCGACGACGGCAAGGGAGTCGACATCACCGTGACCACGGAGTATTCCCCACCCGAGAAGGCCGAGAACGCGAAGGCGGCCGTGGGAACGGCGTACATCGACGTGATCCCTCGCTTCGTTGGCGCCGGCGCGGAACTCTGGAACATCGCCACCGGGAACGGCATCGTGGAACTCGACGAGAAGGCCGGCCGGGTGCTCTCGCAGAAGAACGAAGCCAAGCTTCGACAGGCTCTCGACCTGCTCAGTCAGGTCATCGAGTCGGTCGGTACGACGTCCACCGAGGAGGCCATA